GCCGTTTTGTCGCCCCCCGGTCGGGGGTTCTCATCCCCCTCTCAGGAGAACAGGCAAAAAAAAAGTCCAGAGGTTAGTCTGGACTCTTCTTTGAATGTGGCGGTGAGAGGGGGATTCGAACCCGCGAACAAACCGCCGTAATATATTGTAATAAATAGCATTTTTCATATCCTATTTTCCCACGTGCATTTTACGTGCACTTTCTTTTCCATAACCGCCTATTCGCTGCCTGACTTTAATCCGGGCCGTGAAAGATTCCCGTCATAGTCTGCCAGGTACGAGCCATAGTTTCTGAACAGCATATCCGGTCCCTTATGCCCCATCTGCTTACACAACCAGAAAAGGTTAACGCCTGCGCTGATATGCATCGTCGCGAACGTGTGCCGGGTCTGGTACGGATTGCGGTACCGGATTTTTGATGCCCTCATGATGTGGCGCCACGCTTTCTGTCGAATGTCGCCCGAACCTGACCAGGGCTGGCCGTTGCTTGGATCCTCAAACACAAATTCACTCTTCATCAGGGTGAACTGTTTTTGTTCGTTCAGTGCCTGGATTGCCTCGTCATTAAGCTCAATTTTGCGGGTACCGGATTTGGTTTTTGTCCCTTTGAAAATGCCTTCAACAATGGCGTTCTGAACAAAGGCGGTTCGTCTCGGAAAGTCGATATCTGCCCATTTCAGCGCGCACAGTTCGGATGGCCGGACGCCAGTATTGAATGCAAACTGAAAGGTGGTTTTCCACTGCAGGTATTTGCAATTCAGGTAGATGATCCATATCTCTTCGGGCGTGAATGGGTCTACCTCGTACTCCTCTGTATTGCCGGACTCGACAGAGAAATATCGTGATGCGCTAATATGGGCGACAGGGTTATCAGGTATAAGGCCATCTGTAACGGCTTCATCGATGGCGCTGCGCAGGAACGACAGCCGGTTGCGGATGGTCTTTAGTTTGGTTTTCCTGCTGGCCACCCAGTGTTTCAGTGCTGATGGCGTCAGGTCGGTTACACAGATTTTGTGTAGCTCACTGAGGGCGCGGAGGCATTTGCGATAACCGTCCATGGTCGAGGGTGAGAGGTTCCGGTTTTCGCAGATCACCAGATACTCTTCCAGATAATCCTTCACCGTTTTTTTCTTCTTTTCATGGCCGAAAAGAGCCGCTTTTTTGGACCGGGGGAAATAACTCAGATAGTGAAATTCCCCCGTAGCGATCCGGTTTTGTATTTCCCCCAGGTACCTCTCTGCGTATTTAATATTGCGCGGGTTAACTTCCATTCCTGACAGGGGCTCACGGCAAAGAACCCCTTTATAAGTGAATGTCAGCTGAAGTGTGTCCCCTGTTTTGTGTTGCCGCACGGTTATTCCGCGCGGTAAAGCGGATCCCTGCTGTTTCTTGCCCATCTGTTCACCTCATCAAGATCAATCCAGCGTTCACGGACGCCGTCCACTTTTAATACGTGCACGCCCTCTCTCCAGATCTTCCTTTGTATCCGTTTGTTAATGGCTTCGATGGATTCGCCAGTGTTCTGGCAGTACGTTGAAATAGGCACGCAGTGTAGGTTCATGCGATTTTCTCCTGTGAAAGAGGCGAACACATTTCTGGTAAATTGGCCCTTACAAGCGCCTCGGCAAACGGGGGCGGGACGGCATTGCCGCAGCGGGCAACCTGTTTATCTTTGGCATATTTGGTGCCGCGATAATCCCGATCGATGACATACCAGGACGGGAAGCCCTGAGCAGCATAAAGTTCATGGGGCTGTAGCATGCGCATGCCGATATCGACAATCTGGTAATCGGTGCCATCAACCGTTACCAGACCAAAGTGGTCGTTTGTGGTCACCGTTCCCAATGGTTCGTCCAGGCCTACGCCGCCTTTTTCATTCCCGTAATACTTCAACAGGAACGCCCGAACCTCGCCCAGGTGATTACCGTTTGCCGTGATGGTGTGCGCCGGGCTGTCAGTTTTCTGGCCCGTATTGGTACCGCGAAATTTAATCAGGTTGGACGTGACGACAGCATGGTGATTTCCGGTAGTCACGGTGTGAGCGGGCTCCTCAACGGAGCCGCCCGGGTGGCCCGTGTTATTAACCATGATGTTAGCGGTAACCAGAGCATGATGATCCGTGGTGGTAACGGTATGCGCTGGCCCATCAACCGCGGCGCCGGGGCCGGTATAGTTGCCGCCGAAGTGTTTAGCCATAAACGCCGAAACGAGCGCAAATTTATTGCCGCCCGCGGTGACCGTTCCGACAGGTTTACCCAGATTCAGTACGCGCGGTGCCTGTCCGGCACGTTCCCCGTATCCCATCTGAATTAAAGTCGGACAGACCAGTGCGCTTTTTCCGCCGCCGCCAGCTGTCACAGTTCCCGCAGGCTCAGTGGCCGAATGGCCGATACTGCTGCCGAACTGGCGAGAAATAAAAGGTGATAGCCTGGCTTCAACCATTCCCAGCGCATGACCGTTGCCGCCCGGACGTTTAGAGGTACCTGCAGTAATGGTAGGGACCGGATCGGTAATATCCTGCCCGGTTGCCCCGGTACGGAATTTTGTCAGATGTGGCGTGACTACTGCATAGCCCTGTTTGCGCGTGATTGTCTGTAGCGGGTCGTGCAACGACTGTCCGCGAAAGCAGTCATAGCCACCTTTGCTGGTGGTGTGATTGCACTTCACGATAAATGGCGTTGGATTGTCGAGCACGAATCGCTTTATGCCGCGCGCAATCCGTTTCATCGTGTTCTCTGCCAACGGCTTACTACGCCCAAATATGCTCGGGCAGGGGATAGACCAGTCGATACATTCGGCAGCTGTGCGCCATGGCTTGAGATGTCCGGACTGGACGGCCAGACTCTTCGGATCACCGTGTGACGGTTCCGGCCAAATAACTGGCTCACCGTCACAGCGCATGACCATAAAGAAGCGTTTGCGGATGGTTGGCGCGCCAAAATCACAGGCGCGTAACTCGCGATATTCAACCGCATAGCCCAGGCCTTTAACCAGTTTTTGCGCATCCGCACTGTGCCGGCCAATTTGCAGGAAGTCGCATACCTCATCCAGCGCAGGGTGATTCGCATGAACGCCGTTACCCAGCATGCCGACGAACGCGGCAAAGGTTTCACCCGCTCGGGCCGGGTCTGGTCTTTCCTCCGTGGGTAACAGTGGTCCCCAGGTTTTAAACTCTTCGACGTTCTCAAGCATGATGACGCGAGGCCGCTTTGCCAGCGCCCAGCGAACAACAATCCATGCCAGACCGCGTATTTCTTTTTTAACCGGCTTACTGCCTTTGGCTTTGCTGAAATGGCGGCAGTCAGGTGAGAACCATGCCAGACCTACGGGTGCGCCTGCGGTTGCTGCCACCGGGTCAATGTCGAATACAGACTCACAATAATGAAGCGTGTCAGGGTGGTTGGTGGTGTGCATGGCGATCGCATTTGGATCATGGTTAATGGCAATATCGACACTGCGGCCGGTTGCCATTTCAATGCCGGTGCTGGCTCCGCCGCCCCCGGCAAAATTATCGACAATGATTTCTCTCACAGGGTTTTTTCTCCGAAAGTGGCCGTCAGCGACTGTGCTGCAGCAATGATTTCTGTTGAGGGCTGGCGCTCCAGCAGCATACGGTTCATGTGATGCATGACCTTGCGCTGGTGCTCGGTAGCGAGTGATTTAAGGCCTGGCAACTGATCAGCTAACAATTGTACTTCGGCTGGCCAGACATCATTTACTGACTCTGGTAAGGTGACCGGAATATTTCGAGGCGACAGACGTTGCGCGGCTCGCTCAATTTGAGCCATAAACGTGGCGCCGCGGGATTCCAGCAGATCACGACTGATGTAATCGAACTTTGGACCTCGCCAGGACTTATCGAAAACCGCGACAGCGGCCCCGAACCCGGCAGACGATTCACTGGGCTGGCCTTCCTCTGGCCGGTACCAGACGGGCAGATCAAAACTGATTCGGCCCCGAATGAATGCGATATGGTCGGCATCCTCGGGCCACCAGACTTCGCCAGTTGCCGCTTTAATCAGAAAGACGTAGCGACCGCCAGCCTCACGCATTGCCAGCGTATGGGCCATTATCTGGCGCATGCCGGTAATGTACTGCCCGTCGTGCTGCGAGGCGCGGGAATAGGGTGGGTTAGCGTATGCTGCGCCGTTTAACTCTGCCAGGCGTTCCGACCAGTTCTGCGAAAGTGCGTTATCTTCGGCGCTGTAATACGCCTCGCATTTGGCATTACTCTCATCGGCGAAAAGGTCCAGCACGAACGGACCGAACATCGAATTTATTCCCCACCAGAGCGGATCAGGCGTTCGCCATTGATTGCCAATTTTTTTAAGCTCATGGGTGGGCTGGGCGCGCAAAGTTTCCAGCGCCAGGCAATATGGCGACAGTTGGGTTGGTTCCATGCGTGGGATACCTCAAATCAGTGTTTGAATTTTCTCGATAAATCAATCTGGTAGTAAGAACAAAAATCCACTACATGTGGGCATTCGGCGGGAGTTTCGGTTTCGTTCACTACGTCGCAGCCGCCTTCATGAAGGCAAATGCAATTCAGGCAGCTGAGACGATTTTCAAAGCAGTTTTTTGCCATCTGGTAGCCATTGCACCAGCCACCACTAAAGCGATGCGGGAAATCATATGCGGAACAGCAGCAGGTAACCTGACTGCCGTTCCAGTAGGCTTTCCCTGGGATAACTGATTATTCATGGACTCACCTCACTGGAGATAAATCTCAAGGCAAAACATAGCCATGAGCAGCATGATCCAGACGCCTCCACTAATGGCGACGTCCTATAGGGGGTTGTGGTGCGAGTAATGCGACAGGAGTTTCGATTTTATTTGTGCAGGACATTAAAAAACCGCTTTCGCGGTTTGGGATGAATCAGGTGCTTTTCCAGCCAGGCAGAAGCCTTTCTGAGTTTCTTTGCTCTTCAAGAAAGTGCTCATGAGCAAAATTGAAGGCTTCATTTTCAGAGCTAAACAAGCGGTCGCTAAGGGGGTGCCAGGCACGACCGTTAATAGGCCTGCTTAGTGCCTGCCAGCCATACTCGACAGGTTTAATCATGTAGCCCGGAATATTGAGATATTCCTTGTTCAGATCCGGCCCAGGTTCACCCGGTTCGAGTAGATAAAAGGTTATGCCACCGTTGGCAAATCGACGCATAAGAGCCACCAAATTACTGTTTATTTATACAGTAATTTAGCGTCTGACTTCCGCACATTCAAGCTGAGAAATCGGCTCTCGTTTAAGCAGTTGTTCTTTATGGTGTTCGCATGCGGCTAAGGTTGGGTAGATGTCTTCGCTTACGGGCACGGGCAGTATAGAGGAAGTGATAAGAACGAAGCCGATCAGCATAGTGCCACCTGTGCGAATAGTGGATTGTTTATCAGTATTTTTGGTCAATAAAAACCGCCTCGATGGGCGGCTTTATCATCACAATATTCTTGGCTAATCAATAGGGGTTGGATCATCAACCTGCAGAAATATTTGAGCGTCTCTGTATATATCCCGAAGGTCTGTATCATGGGGCTCCATGCCAACTTTCTTCAAAGCCTCAGCGTTCTCTATCTCACCTAGGACGCCAGGTCTTAAATGCCTTATAAAAAACTCAGTCAATATTTGTTTATCTCTATTATTAACATGCGAGGAACTGATGGATTTTTCTGCATAGAAACAAGCCGCTGCCAATTCACTGACAGTCTCAATTCTCTCAACAACGTGAGAGTCTTCCCCAATGCAACTATTGCATCTTTCGGATAATCGAACCAATTCATCCATTATTCTGGATATTTCATTTTGCCTGTCGGCTCTTTCAAGAGCCAATTTTGAAATATCTGTAGACTTTCTTGCCTGGTAAGTAGCGTATGCCGCAAAGATAGCTGAACCAAGACCTCCTAATGAGGAGATTAAGCTTATGTAATCTTCGTGATGCCAGCTCAATCCTTTGTCTCCTTCTGATAAACGGGGTCAGTGCCGAGCGGAAAGTTTAGCGCCGCATTCATATAATTCTGCAACCTCTCTTGGAAATACTCCTCGTACAACTATGGTAATTTCATCTCCACTTCAGTTGAAAAAATGACATTTTCAAATCTTTTCCTTAAACCCAAATTCTGCAGACAAATACATATTAACACGATCTGGTTTTTTATTGATTCTTACTTTTGTATTAGGAGCATACCATGACATTTTGAAAGATATAGATCACTCATTTTTACACCATACCCCTTAATTGCCTTATCATCCTCTATCTGAATAGCTCAACTAATGATAGGTGGATGTGTTTCATATTTCTATATTTTTCTTTATTTTATCAAACTCTGATTTAATGCTCCAAAACTCTCTATCCTTATCATGTAAAGCAAGACTGCTTTCAATAAGCTTATTTGCCAAATCGTCATTTTGTTTCCTTAATTGTAGAAACTCTAGTTTTTCTTTGTTATTGGTTTCAACTATATTTTTAAGGGTGGAAATTTCATTTAATAGTTTACTCTTCTCATCCTTATTGTAATCCATCGCTATTTTTGATGTTTCTATGTCTTTTTTAAGATTAGCAATTTCAATGTTCAATTCAGATATGATAGTATTATTCGCAGAAATTCTATCGTTCGTTTCTTTTAGTTTTTCTATCGCGTCCTCATGTTCTGCAAGTATATTTTTAATATCTGCATCAATGTTTTTCTTTTCCCTTTCTTCCGCAAGCTTCTTTTTTGCCTCATAATCGGCAATTTCCAGTTGTTTAGATGCTATGTCAATCTTTGATTGTAATATAAGCATGTTGGTTTCGTGATTTGTTCCCTTTTGAAATTTTGTGACGTATTTATTTGCATAGGGTGGAAAAAGGCAAATAAGAATTGTTGTAGATACGGGGGCCAGTATATAATTCCCAACATTAAAGTGAGAGTTTATATAATCGAGACGTCCTAAAATATTTTGCTTGCCGAAAAATAATATTGATAGCATTTGCCAATTAAAGCCAAACCAAGAAAAAACGAAAGCCCCGAGGAAAGGACTTTTAATTCTTTCTAGTGAATTTTGTCGAAAGGCAGAAAATATATCTTTGAAAAAATCAAACATGTCCAAACCCAATAAGTGAATTCTTTTATGAATCTTACCTTGATATCGTGATTGATAATAGTCTTAATTAAAAAATTTGTTAATAGTTAATGAGACAAAACCGCCTCAAATGCAGGCGGTTTTGGTGGACGGTAATCAAAATTCAGATTGTTTTTTTGTGCATCGTCAGAACGGGATATCGTCGTCGAAATCAGGTTCAGGCTGAGGTGCATTATTGCGGTTGGCAGCAGCCTGCTGGAGTTTTGATTGAGGTGCTGCGCCGGTGTTCTGATTTGCGTAACGATTGCCAGTAGGCGCGCCGCGCTGGGCAGTGTTGTGCCCGTTACCAGTAACTGTTTGGCGCTTATCAACATCCTTGAGCCCCAGCATTAGTTTATCAATGGCTTCGGCTGGAAGTTTTTCTGCAAATTCGGCATACGTCAGGCGCGTACCTGGCTGGAAGACATGCCGGATATTCATCTGGTAAGTGTCGGATCCATCGGACTGTTTAGTACGCAATTCCTTTTGAAGCACAAGGCCCGTTTTTTTGTTGGTCAGCGCCGGAAACACCCACGCAGTACCTTCGCTTGTCTGCTGTTGTTCGGGAATAAGGTCGCGGACGCCAGCAGTCCACATCAGTGCGTTTACTAGGTCCATCCCGAAAGTAGGCTCACCGTCGCGACCGATAAAGTTGATTCGCAGATAATCGGATTTTGCTCCGTTGGATTCGAAGCGTAATTCCAGCGACTGCGACTGGCTGTCGGTACCGAAACCAACCTGTGCATGAAGGATAACGCCTTCATAAGCACCCGTTTCATTGATGATTGCTGCGGAGCCAGCTTTTTTAGCTGCTTCGGGATCGAACTTAAAGCTCATAGGTTGCATTAAATGTCTCCTTCGGACATGAAGTTGCAAATGGCCTGATCGACAGCGAACAAGTCATTTTCCATTTCGGTTTGATCGGGGAATAAGTCTGGTGGGGCTTTGGCGGTATCGTTGTCATCGCCCTTAATCAGAAAAACGTGTTTGCCATCTTTTTTTATGGCTCGGAGTACGATAGAGAAATAACCTTCTGGCGTAAGCTTTTCATTCAGCATTTTGCCGGCCGTTTTCATCCTGATTTTTCCCTCCGACTCCTCAGTGTGAGCCAGAAAATAAACGCGGATATCATCGGGCAATTGAGTTGCTGCTGTGATAATTCGCCAGATGTGGTCGGCCATCTCGGTGAATTTGGTGTAACCAGTTTGATAGGCCCGCAACATGTTTTCGTGCTGCATCACTACCTGAAAATCATCAATGATCAGCACACGTCGATTTTTTGAAAGCACCATGCGCTGTATTTTGTCTTCAATATCAACCCAGTCATCTGTACGAAAAACATTACCGCGCTGAGGCTTTCCCCTATCGTCTAATTTTCCGTGGACCTTCCAGGTACCTTTATGACGGAAAGGCAGCATCTTGGGAATGCACTGGATAAGCAGGCAATTGTCCGGGTTGAAGTTTCTGAGGCTGTAGGACTTGCCCGCACCGCTGTCCCCCAGAATCAATACAGGGGTTCCCATTCAGACCTCCAGATAATGTTGCATGGTAAATTTCTGGTCTTCATCCAGATCCATATTTGCCAGCGCCCAGCGGAGATAGCCCTGGTCCTGTCCGGCAATCTCGTCGAAGGTTTTGCCCTTATGCTTGCCAAAGCGCATCGTGTGAAGCAGGGAAGGCCGTGCAGATATGTCGCGCATCTGGGCTATCGTCAGGCGCGCGTCACGGTTCAGGCGTAGCAGAAGCGCCGCTGTAACGAAACAGTCGTACAGCGCCCGGTGCGCGTGCAGGTTTTCAGGCACATCAACATCGAGCATGAAGTGATAACGCAAATACTGGTTGGAGTGGCTTTCCAGTTCCGGATAAAGCTTGCGGGCCAGCTTGAGCGTGCAGATCCACGGCGCGGTTATCTGTGGCAGCTTTGGCCGGTCAAACGCTGCGTTGTGCGCCACGTAAACGTCGGCACCCAGATAACGGTCAATTACATCGCTGAGCGGCGGGGCATCGCCAACCATCGCATCAGTGATGTGATGCACTGCCATGGCGCCGACGGTAATCGGCTCGGGCGGCTTAACAAAATCGCTCATCGGGTTACACAGTTTGCCGCCAACGATGTCGATGCTCGCCAGCTCACACACGCCGCCTTCAAAGCTGGTGGTTTCAGTGTCGATCACGCGAATGATGGTGGACATTCAAAGCTCCTGATTTAGCGTCCGCGTTTGCTTCACGCTGGGCCAGCTGGTGGGCCAGCATTTCCAGATCTGCCGGACTGATTTGATTTTGTTCGCACAGCGTGAGGATGGTACTCAGCGCCAGCGAACGCATGGCCTCGTTGAGGGCGAATTCAGTGGGGATGGTTGTCACTGTCATAACAGGCACATTCCCGCCACCACACACAGTGCGATAAGCAACGGCGTCAGCCAGTGTCGTGGCTTCGGGTGGAAATCAGCGCCCGTCAGGCGATGTTTGAACTGCAGGCGATCTACAGGGCTCATGAGATACGTCTCCTTAGTTTGCCCTGGCGCGCTGCCGGGACGCGGATTGTTTGCTGATAAAGGTTTGCGCAGCCTTTGTCGCTGCAAAAGGACCGGACTTCGCTGCGGTTCCAGAACTGGATTACTGCCTGCTTTATGTCCGTGGGATGCCGGAACCGGGCGCAGTATTCGCACAGTTCTGACTCAATGAATTCGGTGCCTGACTCGAGTAACAGCCATTCGAAATGTCGATGCCGCTTGCCGTCCGCATCGATGTAATAAACAAAGGTTTCATCCTCGCCCTTGTAATTGGGCTCAATGCTGCAGCCATCGAAAACGACGACGCTGTTACCGATGCGGATCGGCGTGCCCTCGGGCAGTTCG